GACAGCAAATACAATCTACTTTATCAGTATCTACATACACAGACACAGCGTAGGCTTGATAATAGCCAGTATACGAAATTGTCTGATATGCAAAGCAAGGTAATAGAATATACTGAAGACAAACGTTTAAGATGGTATATTTATAATTACTTCGGATTTCCTTACTCGATGAGAAAGGCATCTATAGCATCAGATTACAGATACGAAGCATTAGAAAGTAAAGATTTTAAAAAAAGATATGAGCAAGCAATAGTAGAGGTGATGTATGTTGCGTGATTATCAAATAGAAATAGCCGAGAAATCCGCAGAAATACTTATCGGACTTAAAATTGTTTATCTTGCAATTGAAATGAGAGTTGGGAAAACCTTGATTGCTCTGCAATCAGCAAAAATCTTAAATGCTAAAAATGTTTTGTTTGTAACCAAGAAAAAAGCAATCGACTCGATTATGTCCGATTATGTTAGAGAAGGATTCGACTTCAACCTGACCGTAATAAATTATGAACAAGTGAAAAAGTATGTTAAACAAAAATTTGATATAGTGATTATTGATGAAGCACACTTACTTGGTCAGTTTCCTAAACCATCACTTAGAACAAAAATGCTTAAGTCAGTTGTCAAAGATAATTATTTAATGTTGCTTTCTGGGACTCCATCTCCAGAATCCTATTCACAGCTCTTCCACCAATTTTGGATTTCTGATAATTCACCATTCGAACATAAAAATTTCTATCATTGGTCGAAAGAATTTGTGAATGTTAAAATGAAAATATTAAGAGGACTTAGGATAAACGATTATAGCGATGGTGATAGATTAAATATAATGAAATATCTAAATAAATATATGATAACTTATACGAGAAAACAAGCAGGCTTTGAAATTGCTGATGTAGATGAAGAGTTAATTCCTGTGAAGATAGATCCAAGAATCTATATATTGACTGATATTCTCTTAAGAGACAAGTATTATAAATTTAGAGATAATGCAGAAATAATTGCTGACGTACCAGTTAAACTACTAACTAAAATCCATCAACTTCATTCAGGCACAATTATCACCGATGATGGAACATCGAAAGTATTGGACTTAAGCAAAGCAAATTATATTCTTGCAAACTACGAAAATAAAAAAACAGCGGTTTTCTATAAGTTCAAAGCTGAAAGAGATGCTTTAATCTCTGTCTTTAAAAGCGAACTTACAGAAAGTATTGAAGAGTTCAACGCAAACAAAAAACGAGTGTTTATCTCCCAAATACAATCAGGTTCTATGGGCACAAACTTATCGTCAGCAGATGTATTGATATTCTACAATATCGACTTTTCAGCAGTTCAATATTGGCAAGCAAGAGCGAGACTGCAGACTCTTGATAGAATAGAAAAAGCGGTCGTGCATTGGCTATTCTCAGAAGAGGGCATCGAAGGTAAGATATACGAAGCAGTCAAGAAAAAGAAAAATTATACTCAACAATATTTTATGAGGGATTATGCAATCAAAAATAATAAAGTACTTGCAATCTAATGGTGCTTATGTTATCAAGACAATTGTAACGAACCGAGCAGGAGTTCCTGACATAATAGCTTGCTATAAAGGCATTTTTATCGGCATCGAAAAGAAAGAAAGAAATGAGAAAGTAAGTAAATTACAAGAAGTGAATTTAGAAAAAATAAAGCAATCTGGGGGATATGCTATGGTAGCAAGGGACTTAGAAGAAGTCGAAAAACTGCTAAAAGACATTGATAGTAAAATAATAGCACATAAAGAAAGGAATACAAATGGATAAAAAATTCATATTGCAGTATTTGAAAATCGAACATCTCCGAGAACATCCATCACTCTTGGAAATAGCGGAGACGTCGGGTTTAGAAGTAGTAAAGGAGTTACTAACAAATCACGAACAGACAAATTTTTACATTCCAAGGATCTCGTCAATTGAAGGATTGTTAAGGGATTATGTTGAATTAAACAAAACAATAATGTCCGAGTATGAGCTTCGGAAGCGGTCGGACTTATCGAAAAAGACAATCCAAAAATTTTTAAGAACACGCATTAAAAAATAGAAGTGCCTCCCAAAAGGGAGGCTTTCTTTTTACATATTTTCGTGAACCCAATCAAAGAATTTGTTTTCGTCAAAATCATCTGACAAATCATCACCAGACCATTCAACAATATCAAATCCAATTCCACCAGGTGAGCCACCGTCCAAATCACTCCATTGTTCGCCTTCCCACTTGTCAATTTCAACTGTGATGTAGGTTTGCCTTTCAATAACTTCAAATTCATCGGTTGCTTCGTTGTAAACTTCCTCTTTCCAATTGTAATCGTAAGTATCTGTTGTTGTGTAGTTGTTCATTTTTGTAACTCCTTATGTTTAAATAACTTTATATGAATAATTCTTACAATGCTAACTTAACACAATCCCTTGAAACACGCAAGGGAAATTGAACATATTTCAAGGTTTATTTTTTAGTTAATTTCTTTACTTTGATATAGTTAAGCCTATAAAAAAGATGTCAAAAATTTGCAATAAAAGTGCAAAATATAGCGTTAATAACTTGCGTGTTTGAAAAATATGTGTTAAGTTGCATACAGAAATTAAGCAAACAATTGATAATAAAGGAGTTAAGCAACAATGACACAGACAGAAATAATAAACAGCAGCAAATCAAAAACTTGGAAAATGCAGCAATTATTTGGATTGGGATTGACAAGGAATCAGGTAGCAAACTTAGTTGGAGTTGGATACGGATTTGCACACAATGTTTACACTGCAATGGTCAGAGGTGGTCAGCAAACAGAAAGTCAGCCAAGTCCTTCTGAATCGTTCAGACTTGCAAATTTTGAATTTAACCACAAGTTTGGAGTTGAAATTGAAGGATACAACATTGAAAGGAACGAATTGCAAGTTGAACTTTCCAATGCAAACATTGAAGTGCAATCAGAAAGTTACAATCACACAACAAGACCACATTGGAAAGTAGTAACTGATTCTTCTTTGAATGGAAACAGAACATTTGAATTAGTATCGCCTGTTCTTGAGGGAGAAGCTGGACTAAGAAAATTAAAAACAACGACATTGATTTTGAAAGGAATGGAAGGCAAGGTAAACAAAACTTGTGGATTGCACATTCATTTGGATGCAAGGACATTTGACAAAGAAACTTGGATAAGACTATTCAAAAATTACAAAAAATTGGAAGGTGTGATTGATTCATTTATGGCAAGGTCAAGAAGAGCAAGCAACAACAATTATTGCAAGACATTGAACATAACAAATTTTGAAACTAAGATGGATCAAATATCACGATTAGGAACTACAGAGGATGTAACAAGGGCGATTTCAGGTTATTATTCAGAAAGATATTACAAAGTGAACATTCAAAGTTTTTGGCGACATGGCAGCATAGAATTCAGACAACATCAAGGAACGATGGACAACAAAAAAATATCGAATTGGATATTATTCCTTGCAAGGTTAGTTGAATTTTCAAAAGTAGCTGAGCTTGAGAATGGGACTTGGGAAGAACTAAACAGATTTTTAAACGAAGACTTAATAAATTATTTCAAACAAAGAAAAGAAGAATTAAATTAAAATAAAAGGAGCAAAAAATGAAAAACTACACATTGAACAACGGCAATATTATCAAAGCCGAAGACACAAAATCTTTTGTAGAACAATTGAACACGTTATCGTGGTTCAATCACAAACCAACAATCGAAGAGTATATGAAAACGACATTGGTTCACATAGCAATGCAAACAGGACACAATTTAAGGATCGATTCAACGGAAACATTTGTGGAAGACTTGATTAGTGCGGGCTTAATAAAAGTGGATGAATAATTGGAAAACTGAAAGACTAATCGAAGCAAGAGAAGAAAAAAAAGGGGCAACCGCCCCTTTTTTTATTAGAATTTACTTGCAATGAACCTTCTAAGCATATCGCTGATTAATTTTATGTCTTCGTTTTGAAGGACAAGATATGGTCGAGGTGGTATGTAGATTTTATGAGGCTTAGTATATTTGAGGTTATCCTTCACTTTCTCCTTCAAAGTGGCAACTTTTGATTTCTTAATAAACCGAGTTCCGACAACTTTACAAGTACGTTTAGCACCTTTACCGCTACATTTAAAGATCGGAACATAAGGAGTTCCACCTGGGTGCATAAATCCACCGGGTATTGACCCAAAATGCTGATGAGCAGCATATTTCTTATTTGAACCGACAACAGCGATAATCCTACCATTTTGTTGCGTAACATTAACTCTGATAGATGCTGAGAGCATACCGGACTTGCGTAGAGTTTGTCCTTGTCTTTTTGTTGCACCTTTGGACACTTTCCACTTTTGAGAACCGCCACCGAATTGGTTATCGTTACCGTAACGTCCGCCAACTTGGAAATTTCTTTGAATTGAAGTATCAATAGCTTGACGGACGTTATTTAGAAATGGAGCGTAGTCTACCTTCTGTATGATGTTATTGAGTTTTTTTACAAAAGCATCTAAATTTGAGTTATTATTCATTTAGTAATTTCTCTAATTTATTTTTAACAGGTTTGCTATATTTATTTAAGTCGGGCATCCACTTACCGGGCAAGAAATCGAAACCTTCTGCTGGTTTCTCATTTTTGTAATTACTTGGATTAGACAAACTCTTGCCGTGTAGTTTCAACGTAGGCTTACTGTGTGCAATTACTTTGCTACGGCAACCGAAATGTCGTGGTGGATAATTCGTTTGCCAGAACGCATCAGAAGCGGGCAATATTACTCCATTTACTGACCGACAGCCATCGGTTGTGTTTTTATCCATAATAGCATCAAGTTCCCAATATGGAAATTCATCAGTTACGTCCATTTGCTGAGCGTAACGACCTGCGTTATAAGATGTCTGTAAATTTGTTTGATAGATATTCTTAAGTCGCCAAGAAGAACCATCATCTTTTTTTGTGTAGCCTGAATTTTCTAGCTTAGGCTCAAGGTCTTTTTTGAAGTTATCGAAAGTGTCTCCTTCTTTGACAGCTTTTTGGAGATTATCTAAAACCATTTGCAGAACATCTGCACTTAGAACTTTGCTGACAGTGAATGCACGTTTCTTGATAATCTCTTTTTGTTCTTTCCAATTCCAACTAATTTTAATGCCTTGAGACTCTAAGTATTTTGTAGCTTCATCGGGCGATTTATCGAAAGCTAATAAAATAGCCATTATTGTTTTTTTATCCATTTTGCTTTACCTCTTCTTGAACTGACAAACGACCAATGACATCTGAAATAAACATTATACGAGTAAGTACTTCTTCAAATTTTTCAGTAGAAATATTTGGTAATAGATTACCGAGCCCCTCAATTGCTGACTTGAAGTCTTTTTGAGAATTAATAAATTTCTCAACTTCAAGTAGAATCGGTTTAAGAATATCAGGATTTTCTTCGAAAACTTTATCGCCGATTGTATCAATTAGAATTTGACTCCAATCTTCGCTTTTCGTTTCTGCAAAGACAATAGTTTTATCTTGTATAGTAGGTTCATTAGACATTGGTTGAGTAGGTTGAGTTTGATTTTCAATTAACTCAAATTCTTCATCTTTGAAATTGAATCTATTGATATAAAATTCTTTTGTGAATTTGATTTGATTGTTCTTGGTTAGAATATCAACAAATTCAGCTAGTGGTTTATCAACATCATCTTCTTTATACATTTCGAAGGTTGGTGGATTAACATTTTGGAAGTTGAATTCAGTAACCAACTTGAAGAGTTTGTTAAGTGCTGACTCAATTAGTGATTTATCTGAATAGGCAATTTCTTTTTTAATATCGAAATGAGTATTAGATGCTGCGAAGGAGCCTTTATCTCCAATTTCTGTAGTGAGTGTTTGAGAAAGAATTGCCTTTGATATTTCCAAGTTGCATTTATCGATGAGTTTGTCAAAAGCATCTGTCCCGTAGGATATATTTGGATTAACGGCTTCGATAGTGTCGAGAGAGTTAATAACTGCCGAACCATCTTGGATTAAGCCATCTAACGCATCAATGAACGCATCGTAATCATCTGTCCCTGGTGGAACGTTAGTTTTTCCGACAATGTGAGGCACACCAAGTTTCTCTGCTAGCATCAGCCAAAAAGTGAACCCTCCTTTTTTGAAGGCTACAGGCCAAAGGCATTTGGACAAAATAGATTCTCCATACGGGTTTGTGTATGATGGGTTATGTTGAATGAGCAAAAACTTGTAGCCTGGAATTATTGAATTTGAGGCATTAACAAGTCTTGGAATATTGTTAGAGTCGAACCCGAACCATTTACGAGGCTTTTCGGAAACCCCGATTGGGAATAGGAAGATTTGTTCATTGAACTTTTTGTAAGACCAGTTAATCTCAAAAACTTGATAGCCATAAAAAACTGCATCGAGTGCATTGTTAATGAAGTTTCTCAAATTGATTGTTTTTAAGATACTCTCGAAATAGTCTTTAAGATGCTGATTAGTTTCATCGTAAAATATCTCGTAAGCAAGAGACATAACTCCTGCTTTCCTACTTTGCATTGTTGAGTAGACGTGCGGATCTTCAACAATATTATCTAATGTAGCTAATCTGTTTCCATACCTAATTTCAGTTAAATTAGGGTTTGGGAGGCTATTGAACAAGCTGTTCGCATAAAAAGCGGACTTTGTAGCAATTGGTTTTAATATTTTTTTTTCCATTTTAATATCCTATAAATTTATTATCTTTTGAACGTGATGGTCGAGTTTTAGAATTTAACATTGACTTATGCGAGATAAGCCTCCAATTTCTTATGCCGTAAGTTTGTATAACATAACGGAATGCGTCCATTGAGTGGTCGTCTATTTTGACAGGTTCGTCAAAGACATTTCCATCTTTATCAGACTTCCAAGAGTAGCTATCGAGCTCTTTGATGACATTTTCACTACCTTTCACAACATTGATTTTGTATTGTTTGCAGAGCATAATACCATCGTAGACTGTTTTAATTTCACTTGATGATTTTGCAGCTGGAGTAGCTTGCACACCGTGTTGTCTGAGTTGAGTAATGAGTGCAGGCTCGGCAGAATCTACAATCACAAGTCCGCTTTTACCTGAATTTGCAATATGCTTTTTTACAAAGTAGCTCAGGGTGGTATGGGTGTAGCTTGGATTGTGCAGGATTTCTTGTAAGTAAATATTGCCGTCTGCGTATCCAACTTTGACGAAGGAAGATGGATTATTGAAGCCATAATCGAGACCATAAGCAAAATCAACATTTGGGAATTCGTCAACTACATTGTAGTCAGTATAAACAAGTCCTTTAAGCGAACCACCCCAAAGACCTAACACATTTACTTTGTAGTAATTGTAATCGATATTGATAACAGACTCAAGGTTTCTTTGCCTTGGTATGGGACAGAACCTATTGTCTTTGTATTTGGTATGTAATATGACCGTATCATCTCGGTGGCTCTTGATGTAATCGAAGTCTCCCTTATCGTTTTCATAAGTTTGCTTTGGTGGGAAAAAGTGATTATTAACCCAGGACTTCTCGTTTCGTGGGTTGAAAGTGAGCCATTCAACCAGTTCTTCGGTTCTTGAGGTTCTAATCGAGTTTGAAGTTTGCAGAAATGATTCGTAAGCAATTTGGTCGGCTTCCTCGTACCAAGCACAAGTTGGATCCTTAACAGAAAGAGTTTTATCTGGTTTATCTAATCCACGAGCGAAGACATTATTTCCATTATGTTTGCAAATTATCTCGAGTGGATTTTCTTTGACGTGAAATAAACTTCTAATATTCCACAAATCAAGATAATCCAAGATTGTTTGAAATTGAGATTGGCGTATTGAAGCATAATACTTACGGACAAGCATTCCTCTGAAAAACTTTGGAGAAAGTAATTGGGGGATAAACCATTGAGCAACGAAATCGGATTTTCCACTATCGCGACCACCATACAGGATACGAAATCGCTTATTTGCTGGCAAGTGAAATAGCGGAATAAAAATATGATTAAACAAATCGGGATTTGAGAAATCAATTCTATCAACATTTGGATAGTTATTCATTTAAAGCCTTGTTTTTTAGGTTGCCAGGAATAGATGGAAGACTAATAATGATTTCTGAAGTAGTTTTATTCTCAATGTCTTGCTTGATAATTTCTGAAGGTTCGCCTCTGGACTTCCTTTCAATATCTATAATTGCAGGTAGGATTTGGGCGGCTTTAAGTGTCTTATCAAATAACTCATCAACAGATTTATTAGCAAAGTCTCTAAATGAAGGGTCGTTATCTTGAAGTTTTTTAAGGATAGATTCAACGGGCATTTGCAAGACTCTTTGGTAAGCCATACTTTGTTTAGCGTGCCGTTTTGCCATATCTTTAACTTCTTTGAAGTATGTTTCTCTTTGTATTCTATCGAGTTCATCTGACCATAGTCTTACTCTTTTTGACCACTGCCATTCTGCTGATAGAGCGTGAATGCGAGAGAAATGAAGTCCGAGCAAGTGGGCAACCTTGCGATAACTTCGGGCTTGTCCCATATCACGATATATAGTAAAATACTTGAAAGCCTTCTCGCCTTCACCTTTCATTCTTTCGTAAGTAACTACAACTTCTTCGTTATCTTGCTTTACAGTTTGGACTGCATTATTATTTTTGACTAATTCATTCATTCTCAAAGAACTCCTTGCTTATTTCACTTCCATTTAGATTGATATTTAGTTCGATATTATTATCATTACAATACTTGATGAATCGTTTAACAATAACATCGCAGAATTTTGGTTCAAGTTCCATTCCGTAGCAAGTCCGTTTAAGTTGTTCGGATGCTACAAGTGTTGTCCCAGACCCTAAGAAAAGATCCAGAACCAAATCGTCTTCTTGCGAAGAATTGTTTAAAGCACGAGCTGCGAGGGCAACAGGTTTTTGAGTTGGGTGGACATAACTTTGAGTAGCATCACGATTAATATTCCAGACATTAGTTTCATTATTGGGACCGAACCATCTATCGATTTTACCAGATCCATTTACAGCTCCAAGACCTGCAAAAATGCAAGGTTCATACTGCCTTTTATAACGAGCCCAGGATAGCGGAGCATTTTGTTTCACCCACATAATCGGTACTTTGTCAAAAGGAATTCCCAGCTCATTTAATGCCTTAAAGAAGTCTGGCATATATGCTGACGCGTGCCAAATGTAGTAGTGAGCATATTTCACTGAGTGGTCTTTAGCATTCGATATGAATTTCTTAATGAAAGAATAATAATCTGCATCGGACATTGAGTCTTGCCAGGCACTGCAATAATCATCAGTCCAATTTTTACCACCTTCAATGGTGCGATTAAGATTGAACTCAGCATAATTGACATTGTAAGGAGGGTCGGTATAAATAATACTTGCTTTTTTGCCATTCATCAATCTATTTGTATCTTCTGTAGATGTGGAGTCGCCGCATAGTAGCCTATGACCATTTAATTCGTAGAGGTCTCCGAGTTTCGTTTTAGGTTTGTCTGGTAGGGTTTCATCAAACTTATCTTCCACGATACTTTCTAAATCAAGCGAGCCGTTTGAATCATCATCATCGAAACTAAAGTTTAGTAAATCATCGAATTGAGCTTGATTAAAAGGCAATGAAGTGAGTAAATCTTCGGCAGAGAATTCAATTTCTAATTCTTTGAGTAATGCAGATAGTTTTTCGGGGTTGCTATCAAATCGGGTTTCATTTGTTTCAACAGCTATTCGTTGAGCTTGAGGCAGAGACAATTTACCGAAATTGTAAGCTACGATTGAATCGGCATTGAGTTCAACTAAAGCATCATACCTGTGATTGCCGTTGATAATTTCGTAGAACCCAGTTTCGAGTTCTCTAACAAGTATATTTTCAACTTGTCCATTGCGTTTAATGTTTTCCTTTAGCTTCTCTTTAATCTCATCATTATTATTTTTATAATTCCAATCAGCCTTAACGAACTTATCGATTGGTATTAAAATGAAATTCTTAAGATTGTTTTTTTGAGAAAAATTTGACATAAATCCTCTTTTTTTAATAAAATTTTAACAATAATTCAAAATTCTTAAATAAAAAGTTCTCATTTTAGGACAAAGTTGAAAAATTTTCTTCTGCAAATTCTTCTGCAAATTCTTCTGCAAATTCTTCTGCAAAATTTTCTGCAAAATTTTCTGCAAAATTTTCTGCAAATTCTTCTGCAAAATTTTCTGCAAATTTGTCTCGAACTGGGAACATTTTATTTAAGAATTTTGCAAAAAAGGAAACAACAAATGTGGATTGAAGTTTTTAAAGGAGGTACTCACACAGATTCAGCGGGCAATAAGCGTGAATGGACTGCTAACGATTTAAAAACTATTGTCAGCAAGTATAACGATCAATCTGAAGAAGACAAGCACGAAGCACCTGTTGTGATTGGACATCCCGAGACTGACTCTCCAGCATACGGATGGGTTGAACAATTGAAGGTTGAGGGTGAGAAGATATTGGCAAAGGTTAAAGACTTAACACCTGAATTTGTGGAATGGGTAAAGAAAGGCTTGTATAAAAAGAGAAGCATTTCTCTTTATCCAAATTTGCTATTAAAACACGTTGGGTTTCTTGGTGGTGTCCCGCCAGCCGTTAAGGGATTGGCTGACCCTGCTTTCAATACAGATGCCGAATATATAACTTATGAGTTTGCAGATGCCGCATATATAACTTATGAGTTTGCAGAAATCGATGCTATTGAAGAAGCAAAAACAAAACTTAAAGAAAGAGAAAAGTTATACGGCATAGGGATTAAGGATAAAATTGGATATATTAGTAAACCTACAGCTTACGAAGGGATTGGCGATGATTTATTTGCCGACCCAGTTAATTATTTATATCCGATCGATACTAAACCAAATTGGATTGCATCACTGCGGACTTTTGATGCATGGGAATATAACAAGATAGAACAGCAAATTATTTACAGACGATTGTATGAATCTGCAACTAAGCTTGGTGTAAGTTTACGAGAAGAGCAATACTTTAACGAAAATAAAATAGCATTAAACCGATTTGCAGAAATCGACAGAGTAGTATTAGTGGAGCAACAACAAAGGAGTGCTCGCTATGGCATTGAAGTGAAGGATAAAGGTAATTTAGTGAAGCCAAAGCATTATAAAGATAATGAAGATGATGACTTTGCTGACCCAGTGCATTACAGGCTGCCGATTGCCAAAAAATTCATCGTTGCTACTTTAGCTAATTGGAGCAAACAAAAAATCAAGGATCAATACACTGAGCAAGAGCGACAGATAATTGATAACAGAATTAAAGAAGCAATTTCAAAACATAGTATAAAAACAAAACAAAATTATAATCAAAAATTAAAGGAGAAAAACTTTATGGATAACGAAAAATTCACATCACTTGTGGCTGACCTGATAGCTTGGACTCTCGAGACTTTCGGAGAGGAAACAGCAAATCAATTGAATGGTTACTTGGAAGAGAACAAAGCTAAGTGGGTTACTACAACAGCTGCACCTGCTGCACCTGCTGCATCGGCTGAACCCAAAGCTGACGGTATGTCGCATTCTGAAAAAGAGTCTCAAAAGAAAATGTTAGAAATGGCATTGGAAATTGAAAATCTTAAAAAAGAGAACAGAAAGAACGACTTCAAAAACTACGTAGAAAAACTGATGAAGGACGATGGCAAATTATTACCGAAGCAATATGATTTAGCAATGGCTACACTTGAACTTGGTCATAAATCTGGTAAAGCACAATTCAGTGAAGCTGGACAAGTGAAAGAAGTTGAAGGCGTTCAATTAATAAAGCAATTTATGGAGAGTTTTGAAAAGAAAATCGATGTTGCACCCATTCAAAACACAAAACCTTCAGAAGACTTCGATGCTAATGGACATGCAGTTAACGAAGAAAGGCTTGCACTTGACAAGAAAATTAAAGACTATATATCTGAGCAAGCAAAAAATGGCGTTTCAGTAACTTATTCTGATTCATTAACAAAAGTAATTAATTTATAGGAGAATAAAATGGGAAGATTAGAAACATTAAGAGTAATCGATCCGGTATTAACCAATCTTGCGAGAGGTTATTCCAACAATGAGTTTATCGGTTCGAAACTATTCCCAACTATCAAGGTTGCAGATGAAGGTGGCAAAATCCCAAAGTTCGGAAAGGAAAACTTTAAGGTTTATCAAACTAAAAGAGCGATAAAAGGTGCATCAAACCAAATTGACATTGATGGATTTGAACTTTTAAGTTATAATACAACTGAACACGATTTATCAATTTCCATTGATTATCGTGAATTAAAAGCGTCAAAATTACTTGATTTGCAAGCAAACGCACAGAAGAAAGCAATGGCACATTTGGAATTAGAAAAAGAAATGCTGATTGCTGAATTAGCACAAAATGACGCTTTATATCCATCAACAAACAAAGAAATATTAGTTACTAATCAATTTAACGATTCTGGAGTTGACCCAGTTGCAATAATTGAAGAGAAAAAATCTGCCTTAAGAGGTTTGATTGGCAAACGACCAAATGCGATGTTTATGGGTGCGACTGTGTTTGATGCTTTGAAGAATCATACTGCAATTACTGACCGCATCAAATATTCCTCTTTGGGAGTTGGCTCATTAGACTTACTAAAACAAGTGTTCGGTATTCCAAACATCTTTGTTGGCGAGTCGATTTGGAGTAGTGATGGAACAACATTCACAGACATTTGGCAAGACAATATCATTTTGGTATATCTTGCAAATACTACTGGGATTGGGGCATCGGCTTACGAACCATCTTTTGGATATACTTTCCAAGTGGAAGGCAATCCGATGGTTGACACTTACGAAACCCAAGGCGGTAAAATTCACAATGTTCGTGCAACTGACAATTATGATGTAAAGATTGTAGGCATTGAGTCGGCATACTTACTCAAAGATGTCCTTGGATAAAATCGGGGTAGAAGATGAAAGTAAAAGCATTGCAACCAATCCGATTCAATGACAAGAGGATTGAGGTTGGAGAAGAAATCGATGTAAGTAAAGACATTTACGACAAAAAACTGAAGGACAAGGGATTAGTAGAAGTAGTCCAATTTGAAAAAAAAGATAAAGGAGAATAAAAATGGCTGAATTAACAAAGCAACCAATATTAATCACATCAGTAACGGCAGCTGCAGACTTAGCAACTACTAAGTTGTTTGTAGGCTTAACTGGCAGTTATGCCGGAGCGGGTGCTTATGCACTTGGAGTTTTAGAATCTGCAACCAACTCAGGTCAGCAAGCACCTGTACTTACTTTAGGAATTGCATTAGTGACAGCAGGGGGAGCTATCACAGCAGGAGCTGAAGTTGAGAGTGCGGCTGGTGGCAAAGCGGTAACTAAGACGACAGGCATTGCACTTGGCAGGGCATTGACAGCAGCAGGAGCAGATGGTGATACAATTAAAGTGAAGTTGTATTAATGTATTGTAGTGTGGACGATATAATTGCAGACATCAGTTATGAAACATTAGCAGAAATTAGCAATGATGATATAAAGACAATTGTTGACGAAAATATAGTCAATGCAAAAATAACTGAGATAAGCAATTATATCGACACCTATTTAAGTGGAACATACGGCGTACCTTATACAAACGAAGTAGGTAAAACAGTTCTCAATAGAATAGCAACATCATTAGTAGTATGCGATTTATATCAAAGACG